CACCTGCTCCAACTACGGCTCCAACAACAACTCCAACCCCTAACCCAACACCTGCTCCAACTACGGCTCCAACAACAACTCCAACCCCTAACCCAACACCTGCTCCAACAACCGCTCCAACTACGGCACCTTCAACAGCGCCTACTACTACCCCAACTCCTAACCCAACACCTGCTCCTACAACAGCTCCAACTACGGCACCTACAACGGCTCCTACTACGGCACCTACAACGGTTCCTACTCCATCTCCTGTAACACCTGCTCCTAGTACGGCTCCTACAACAGCTCCTACTACGGCTCCAACAACCGCTCCTAGTACAGCACCTACAACAGCTCCTACTACGGCTCCAACAACTGCTCCAACAACAGAACCTACTCCAGCTCCAACTGAAGCTCCAACAACAGCTCCAACAACTGCACCTACAACAGCTCCAACTACGGCACCTACAACGGCTCCAACATCTGCTCCAGTCTTACCTCCTTCTAGTGCATTAACCATGTGGGCTAGATTAGATTCAGGAACTAATCCATTACAAGGATGGGGTACATCTTTTGATGCATGTGCTGGTACAGGTACAGAAATTACAGTATTTGTAAATTCTACTGGATATACTTCAATATATGATGCTTATACTGATGGTAAAGCTTTATATACTACTAATACTCTCCAAACATTGTATGCTGGTGCCGGAACTTATTTTAAAGCAGTTGCTAATAATTCATCAGGTGATTACTTTACAATAGACAATTCAGGATTTATAGATATTTATAGTGCTTGTTCTCCACCAACTACAGCTCCTAGCACTGCTCCAACAACTGCCCCTACAACTGCTCCTAGTACAGCTCCAACAACTGCTCCAACATCAGCTCCAATTCCATTAACAACTTACTATGAAGTATCTTCATGTGTAGATGTATTATATAAATTTACTACAATCCCACCTGATGGAATAAATCAAAGATATGTACTACCAGCAGAACCAGGAGTAAATTATATATATAATGGTAACTCAGTAACCCAATACCCAGCTCCTCCAACATATGATAGTAGCTTCCAGAAAACAACATCATATAATTGTACAGACCCAACTCCATCTCCAACAACAGCTCCAACAACTGCACCTACAACAGCTCCAACTACGGCACCTACAACGGCTCCAACAACTGCTCCAACTACAGCTCCAAGTACGGCTCCAACTACGGCACCTACAACGGCTCCTACTCCAGTATATTATTATAATGCTACTAGATGTGATAATAATACAAATTATATTGTTTATGGTGGAACTAATTACTACAGTACAGGAACTGTTGTTATATCTGGAGGTACAACATATTGTTATACAATTCAAAATGAGGTAATTGCTCAAGCTTACGATGATACAGTGGGTTCTTCAGTAAATAATTGTAATAATGTTGCTTGCTACACAACTCCAGCTCCAACAACTGCTCCAACTACAGCTCCTAGTACTGCTCCAACTACAGCACCAACAACAGCTCCAACTTCAGCTCCTGTAACCCCAGCCCCAACTACGGCTCCTACTACTACTCCAACCCCTAATCCAACCCCTGCTCCAACAACAGCTCCAACAACAACTCCAACACCTAACCCAACTCCAGCTCCAACAACAACTCCAACACCTAACCCAACTCCAGCTCCAACAACAACTCCAACACCTAACCCAACTCCGGCTCCAACAACAGCTCCAACAACAACCCCAACACCTAACCCAACTCCGGCTCCAACCACAGCTCCAACTACAGAACCAACTCCTAATCCAACACCTGCTCCAACAACAGAACCAACTCCTAATCCAACACCTGCTCCAACAACATCTCCAACTCCTTCTCCAGTTACACCAACATGCTATACTTACACTAACAGCGATTATTCCCCTGATATATTTGTAGAATATGTATCATGTGTCGGATCCACAACATCTACTAATTTAGCATTTGGTGACAGTATTTGTGCTCAGTATCTTATATCAGGTGATTTATCTCAAGGAACAACTTGTGGTTAATATATTTATAACATATGCCCGTAATACATAAAGACAATTTTAAATTATCCTTTACTAATCAACACACAGTGTATGAAAACTATATCACTGCTAAGATTAAAGAAAATGAATTTAATTTAACATATAATAAATCTTTACTTCAGACTGGCTCAAACGCCTACTCTGAAGTAAAGAACTTTGCTACTGGATCTGATTTCCATCCATACGCAACAACAATTGGTTTTTACAACGACAATAATGAATTATTAATGGTTGCTAAATTTGGCCAACCTGTTCCTATATCAACAGAAACAGACATGACATTCTTAGTACGTTACGATACTTAAAATAAAATAAAAGTTATGATGCAAGTAATAGGCTCTACTACTAAAGTGGAGGATTTAATTAATGATCCCAATTTTAATATCAATGAATATGTAGGTTATATTTATGTAACAAGTCATATACCTACTGGACGTCAATATATTGGTAAAAAAATTTTTTTCCATACTACAAATAAAAAATTAGGTAAAAAAGAATTACTTGAAATCCCTATTACTAGAGGTAAAAGACCTACTAAAAAACAAGTAGTGAAAGAAAGTGATTGGAAAACATACTACGGTTCATCAACTGAAATCAAATCATTACCTAAAGAAGAAATGTTACGTCATGTTTTAAAACTATGTAAAACTAGTAAACAGTTAACATATTGGGAAACAAAATATTTGTTTCAATATAATGTTTTAGAAGATGATCGTTATATAAATGATAATATATTAGGTAAATTTTATCGTAAGGATTTGATATAATAAATTTCCTAACTACATTTATTGTTATGGAAAACCTAGTTTTGATAAACTTATTGGAAAATGTGTTAGGTAAATCTAAACCTACATCTAGAGGCAATCACTCATTTCATTGCCCGTTCTGTAATCACCATAAACCTAAGTTAGAAATTAATACACTTACCAATGAAAAAAAGGAAAATCCTTGGCATTGTTGGGTTTGTAATACTAAAGGTAAAACAATTAGATCGTTGTTTAAAGCCTTAAAAATAAATGGTTCTAAATTAGAACAATTAGATTCTATTATTATCCCAAACAAACAATCAGAAGTAAAATATGAACAAATCCAAATACCTAAAGAGTTTATTGCTTTTAAAGATGTTGATAAATTAGATAAATTAGGTCAAATTAAAGCAAAACACGCAGTTACTTTTTTAAAAAATAGAGGTGTTAATAAATCTCAAATATTAAAATATAATATAGGATTTTGTTTAGAAGGTGAATATGCTGATCGAATTATTATCCCTTCATATGATGCTGATGGTCAATTAAATTATTTTATGGCCCGTTCATTTGAACTGGATTCATCACGCAAATATAAAAATCCATCAGTTAAAAATAAAAATATAATAGGATTAGAATATTTTATAAATTGGGAAGCTCCAATTATACTTGTTGAAGGTATATTTGATGCATTAACAATACAACGTAATGTTATACCTTTATTTGGTAAAACATTATCTGAAGCGCTAATGAAAAAATTAGTATTATCGGATACTGAAAAAGTATATGTTGCTTTAGATAAAGACGCTCAACGTGAAGCGCTACAGCATTGTCAAACATTAATGAATTATGGTAAAGAAGTTTACTTAGTTGAAATGGATGGCAAAGATGCTAATGAAATCGGATTTAAGAATTTCTTAAATATAATTGAAAACACATATCCACTAACCTTTGAAAAAATAATGGGTATAAAACTAAAAATCTCATGATTGAACAAAATTCGAATGTAATTAATGATCCAAATATTAAAAGGATTGTTGAACACACAACAGATTCTAAACAAATAAATATTTTAGATAGTCGTTTTTATAGACGTAGTAATAAGTATTACCCATCTGTTACTTCGATATTAAATTATTTTCCTAAAAACAATTTTTTTCATTCATGGTTAAAAGATGTTGGTCATAATAGTGAAATTATTATGCGTAAAGCAGCTAATGAAGGAACACAAGTACATGATGCTATTGAAGATTTTTTAGGTGGAAAAGAAATTACATGGATTGATCAATATGGAACAGCTAGATATCAATTAGATGTTTGGAAAATGATTTTACGATTTGCTGATTTCTGGAATCAAGTAAAACCAGAATTAGTATCAAAAGAATATCATCTATTTTCTGATCAATATGAGTATGCCGGTACGGCGGATTTAATTGTAAGAATCAACGGGGAACTGTGGTTATTAGACATTAAAACTTCAAATTCACTACATACATCATATGATTTACAACTCGCGGCTTACGCGCAGGCTTGGAATGAAACTCATACTGAACATGTTACACGTACTGGTATTATTTGGTTAAAAGCTAAAACACATAGAGAAGGTAAAGAAGGCTCAATGCAAGGTAAAGGATGGCAAGTTAAAATTGTAGATGATATAGAAAAGAATTTTACTATGTTTACTAAAATACAAGACATATATAAACTTGAAAATCCAAATGCTTCTCCATATACTGAAACCTTACCTACATCAGTTAAATTGAATGCAGAAAATTAATATTTATAAGTATATTATACTGTATATTAATTAATGAAAATAGTAATTTACCCAGGCGCGTTTAAACCACCTCATAAAGGTCATTTCCAAGTAGTTAAAAAATTAGTTGATAGAGATGATATTTCTGAGGTGGTTATTGCTGTTTCACCTAAAGATCGTGGTGGAGTGTCATTAGATCAAGCATTAAAAGTTTGGGAATTATATGTTAATTTATTAGGTCCTAAAGTTAAAGTTATACCATCTGAAGGTTCTCCTGTATATTATACATTATCTTCAATTAAAAATAACCCAGATCAAGATTTTGTAGTTGCATTTGGTAAAGAAGAAAGTTCTCGTTTTGCCTCATTAGCTGATAATCCTAAAGTTGAAGTATTTGATGCTGGTAATTTTGAAAATATATCAGCTACTGACTTTAGAGATGCTATTCAAGCTCGTAATGTAAAACAAGTAGCTAATTTTTTACCTGCTGGTATTTCAACAAAACAATTTTTTGATGCTTATGGTAGTGTTTATAATAACAATGAAGAACCTATCCATGAATCATCATTACACGAAAATAAATTCCCACTATTAAAAGAATTTATTGGGTATTGTAGAGAATATTTAAAATTAAAATCATTACCTCCATTAAAAATGTCATATGATCCTACAACAGCAGAATCAAGACGTTCATTTGGTGGGTATGATCCAAATAATAAAAGTATAGAATTAAGTGTAGCTAATCGCCATCAAGCTGATGTTTTCAGAACATTAGCACATGAATTAGTTCATTACAAGCAAGATATACAAAATAGATTAACACCTGAATCAGGCAAAACAGGTCATGCTCATGAAAATGAAGCTAATGCTGCTGCCGCTATAATGATGAGAAACTTCGCTCAAATGCGACCTGAAATGTTTGTAGTAAAATGATAAAATTATTTGATTTATTAAAAGAAATTGTTTCACCTCAAAATAAAATGATAATTTTAGCTGGAGGTGCTGGAGTTGGTAAATCTACTTTAATAGATAAAATTAAAGGATTATCACCTGGTTTTGAAATAATTAATCCTGATAAATACATTGAGGACAAATCAAGCCCAATGTTTAATAATTTATCAGCAGCTTCTGCTCAAGTAGATGATGTTGATGTACCTAATGCTCTTTCATCAGGTAAATCATTTATTTGGGATACAACAGCATCTAATGCTGCTAAATTACTTGGGGGAACATATAAACGTAAAGAAACTCCAGGATTATTAAATGCTGCTTCTAATTACGATACATTAATGATTATGGTGTATGCTCATCCTATTGTATCATTTTTAAGAAATTTTAAACGTGAGCGTAAAGTACCTAAAATAGGTGTTATATCAACATGGAATAATGTATACGGTAATATTGATGCTTATAAAAATAAATTAGGTGATAATTTTGTATTATATCAAGCACCAGATGATGAGTATAAAAAAGAAATAGAAGAATTTAATCAGGCCGTTCAACAAGGAAAATTATATGAATGGTTAGAAGAACTAACATCTCAGAATCCAGAACAATTTGTATCTACTTTCCGTAAAACTCAGGATGCACCTTTATCACCTGAAGAACAAGCTAAAAAAGATAAAGCGACAGAAAAATCAAGAGAACTATTTAAACAATTAGTATCTCAATTAGAACGTGAATTTATCACTATAGATAAAAAAATTAAAGATTCTGTTTTATCTGAACCTGAACTTATATCTAAAGTAAAATCATTTAATAATCAATCTTCTGAATTAAACGAAGCACAACAACAATATAAATTATATTGTGATATGGATGGTGTATTAGTTGATTTTGAACGTGGGTATAATGATTTAACTGGTAAAAAAACACCAGGTGTCAATTCAACATATAATAAAGAGGATTTTTGGGGAGCAATTACTAAAGCAGGTGCTAAATTTTGGGCTGATTTGGATTGGATGTCTGATGGAAAACAATTGTGGGATTATATTAAACAACATAATCCTAAATTATTAACTGCTCCTTCACGTGAAATATCATCTGAAATAGGAAAAAAAGAATGGGTTGATAAACAAATACCGGGTACTCCAATTATATTCAAACAAGCAAAAGACAAAAAGGATCTAGCAGAACCAAATGCTATATTAATTGACGATAGAAAAGATAATATCCAACAATGGATAGATGCTGGAGGAATTGGTATTCGCCATACTTCAACAGCATCAACAATAAAACAGTTAGAAAAATTAGGGTTATAAAATGGCAAAAGAAACATTGTTACAAAAAGAATTCGCTGAAAAAGATATAAAACGAATTCGTAATCTAGTATCAGGTAATTATAATGATGCTACACAAACTCAAGTAGGATATTCTCGTAGACATATTGAGCGAAAAGAGGGAGAAGTATGGGAAGAAAATGGTAAATCATGGACTGTAAAAAATGGAATAAAAATTAGTGTATCTAAATTAGAACGCGCTAAAACATACTCTTATACTCCTATTCTTTGTCCTAATTGTTCTAAACCTATGAAAGGACAACATGATAAAAAAATGTTTCGTATTCATAGTATGTGTTTAGATTGCGTCATTGAAATGGAAACTAAATTAAAATTAGAAGGAAAATACGAAGAATACGAAAAAAATATTGTTAAAAACAATGCTAACTTTATGTTAGATGAATTTGAAAATGGATTTGAAGATTTTTTAAATAGTTTTGATGCTACTAGTTTTGTTACTGAACAAGGTGATATTGAAGATTGGCATGTAAAAGCATTAGATAAACAAAAAATCCGTAAACAAGTAACGAAAGATTTAGAAGAAGCTAGGGTTAAATTAAACTCTTAATATTTATAAGTATAATGATCTTAAAAATTTTAAATGAGATGAATGACTCAACTGAGTTAAATGCTGCTGGGGTAGCAACAACGTGTATTGCTTTATTCAACAGCTTTTTTCAAATGCTAAATCCTGTACTTACTGGCCTATTTTATATCCTATCTATTGGATGGTTAGGAGTGCAAATATACTATAAAATTAAACGTAACGGAAAATGAAAGCTTCTGAACTTAGAGAACTTATTGCTTTGGAATTAAAAAAAGCTAAAAAAGATTATGATGGAGATGGTAAAATAGAATCTTCACAAGATGAATATATGGGTTCTCGTGATAAAGCTATTAAAAAAGCAATGTCTAATGAAGATTTAGATATAGGTCATCAAGACGATGAGCCAGGAATGCTTAAAAATGATCTAGCTAGAGCTGCTAAAATGGCAGCTATGTTATACAAAAAAGTAGATGCTTACGATAAAATGGGTGGTGAAGTAGATTTTCCACAATGGTGGCAAGAAAAAATAATTAAAGCTAAAAGTTATTTACAAAGTGCTTTTGATTATTTAGATGGCGAAGAAATGATAGCTCAAATAGATCGTTCTAATCAATCGGAATAATGATTAAATTAGTTAATATATTAAGTGAAGTATCCGAGGTATCACCTCCATATATGTACTCACCAGTAGGATTTGGGTGCCACGTATGTAAATTCTACTATAAACAAGATGATAAACATATGTGTGCAAGCACAGATTATCAAGAATATATGGGTACTTCTGAATTAATTGATAATGATGGAAATCAGATAAAAGATCCTTCTAAATGGTGTTCTAACTGGTTTTTACCAAAACAAGAAGAAAAATGAAGTTATCTGAATTAAAAAATATAATTCGTACTACTATAATGGAAAAAAAGCTTTGTCCTAAAGGCAAAGCTTATTACAATCGCCGTATAGCAGCAGGTGAAGTACCATCTGCTTATTTATCAGGTCGTGCTGTTAAAGTATGTAAAGGATTAATGGAAGAAGATATTAATCCATTAACTTGGGAACCTATTATTAAAGCAGAATCTGAAGAAATAGAACGTACAGCAGAAGATTTAGGTTTACCTTATGATGTAGTATATGATTCTTTCGTTAATGGTAAAGAAGTTACTTTAAATGATGATATGTGGTCACGTTTAGAAAATACTGACTCATATGATGTAAATTCTGAAGAAGAAGCGGTAGAATTAGCGCAATATTACGGTAAAGATATTCAAAGCATATTGTCTGCTGAAAAAACTCCTCCCGCGTTAATATTGCAATATTCTCCAAATAAATTTTATTTAGTAGGTGGTAATACTCGTTTAATGGTTGCTAGAGCTAAAGGTGTAAATCCACAAGTTATTTTAGCTACTATTGAACCTTTAAATAAGTACGCTTACCAAGATGTAAATGATATATCTGAGTCACTTCGTGATTGGTTTAAAAAAGAAGATTGGGTTCGTATTGATACTCAAGGTAATATAACTGGTCCTTGTGGTACAATGAAAAAAGGACAAGCAACTACCCGTTGTTTACCTCGTGCTAAAGCGAATTCATTAACTAAAGCAGAACGTGCTGCTACTGCTCGTAAAAAAGCAGCTGCTGATCGTAAAGGCGATCGTGTAGTTCCAAATACACCAAAAGCTAAAGTACGTTTAGAAGAAGATTGTGGATGTAATGGTCCTAAATTAATTTTAAAAGAAGGACAAAATGTTCCTGTATTATCTGAAGGATTAAAACATCATATAGCTGAAGGATTACAATTAATTCATAATATTTATCGACCCTTATCTAAGCAATATTTTGAATTGTTCAATGAAGCTAGAAAATTATATAATGAAGGATTACTTTCAGTAACTGAAGATGATATTGAGATATTAGAATCAAATATTGGGGAAATGTTTACGTATAAAGGTATTGAATTTCCACTTGATTATATTTTAACTGAAGAAGAATTAGTAGCTGAAGTAGATAAAAAGAAAACTCCACCTATTGGAAAACCAAAACGTGGTGGTTCTAAAAAATTCTATGTATATGTTCGTAAACCAGGTGGAGGTATTAAAAAAGTATCATTTGGTGATACAACAGGTTTAAGAGCTAAATTGAATAACCCACAAGCTCGTCGTGCATTTGCTGCTCGTCATGATTGTAAAAATAAAAAAGATAGAACAAAAGCATCTTATTGGTCATGTCGTTTACCTCGATATGCTAAATTATTAGGTTTTAAAACAACATTTAGTGGATACTGGTAGACCATATACTGATTTAGAAAATACCGAAGAATATGTAATAAGAGAGTTCGATGAGAATATAGATCCCATCGAACTTCTTTGGCATCGTGATGATGAACATAGAACATTATATCTTCAAGGTGAAACTGATTGGAAAATACAATTAGAAGACGAATTACCAATTACATTTGCTCAACCAATATTTATACCCAAACACAAATACCATCGTTTAATTAAAGGAAATGGTAAGTTACGACTAAAAATTTATAAATATTAGTTATATGATAACGAAACAAAACTTTTTCTTAATTATAATATTAGTATTAATTGGAGTAATTGTAATACAACAATGTACTTCTAATAGTGATAGCGATAAACCAATAATTAAAGTTGATGGTAAAAAATATGAGCTATTATCTCAAAAAATAGACACTGTATTTGTTGATAAATTTAAAACAAAATATTTAAAAGGTTCAGATATATACCATGAAACTATAGTTGAAAAAGAAAAACGAGTTGAAGTACCTGTTTATTTAAAAGGAGATACTATTCGTATAGTCGAAGATTACCATAAAAAAGTATTATATAAAGATAAATTAGTATTAGATGATAATTTAGGTACTATTGAATTAACTGATACTATATCTATGAATAAAATTATTGGTCGTAAATGGAATGCTCAAGTTAGAGAACGTACTATAACCGATACTAAAATAGTAAAAGAATTACCTAAAAACCAAGTATATGTTGGTGTGAGTGGTGTTGTTGGTAACTCATTAGTATTAGCTGGTCCTAATATATCACTGAAAACGAAAAAAGACAATATTTATGGTCTGAATGTATATGTTGATCCTAATCTAAACAAATATATAGGAATTAACTTAGCTTGGAAAATTAAACTTAAAAAATAATGACTCAGAACGAAAAATTGCGATTAATGGTTAAAAAAATGATCGCGGAAGCAGTTTCTCATCGTATTGCTCAAATTGATGAAGCTGGTGATATTGCAGCAAACGAAGCAAAAATTGCTCGTGTTGGTGAAGAATTAAATAAAGCAAATAAAATTTCAGAATTACTTGAAAGAATTAACTTACAACACTATATTGGTGAAAAGTTATATGGTAAAGTAAAAGAAGAAATGACTAAATCAATAGAAGAATATGAAGGTGCTAAGTTGGAACTTGAGGAACGAATGTCAGGAGGTAAAGACGCTGATAAAAAAGATAAAAAGAAAGGTAAAAAGTCAGCTGAAAAAGACGATAAAGCAGGAGACGATGCGCAAATGCTTGAAGCAAATCCTGTCGAAGTAGAAATACCACAAGTATAATGACTAAAAAAGAATTAGCAGATAAAGTAAGAGCTGCTGCTCGTGAAGTTGCTTCTCGGGCAGATAAACCAGACAATGCTACTCCAATGTCTTTGAAATATTCTGAGATGTTGTATAAATTTCCTAAACTACAGGAAACTTTAACTGAGTTGATGTCTACTGAATTTACTTTATTTGTAGAAAATATAGAATGGATTGCTCCACGTCCAACTACATTTAAAGTAATCTTAAAAAACTTTAACGATTTTATTTTAATTTGGAATGGTGGTGATTTTATAGCTAGAGTAGCAGGTACTAATTATGATTTAACTTCTATAAGTGCTGAAGAACGTGCTATTAAAGCTATTCAAGAATTATTAATTACTGGTCCTATCAACCCTGAAAAGGGCGCTGCTACTTCATCTCAGAATCTAACTCCAGCAGAGGAAGCTCCAGCTGAAGAAACACCTGCTGAAGCATAATGAATGTTATAACTAGATTTTTAGAATATTATTCGTATCGTTTCCCTAAAGGATATCCAGATATGACTAATCTTGAAGATAAGGCTTTATTATACGAAATATTAGCTGAGTTAGATATAAATGTAAATGAAGTAGCGTCTTCAGATTCAGCAGAAGGAATTAATATTTTAAAAGATAAATTTGGGTTTAAAGATGATGATTTTGTTGAAAAATCAGGCAAAACTTTTAAAGTATTAGTACCTAATAAAGAACGAGAAGAATATACTAAAAAAATATCCGATCTTGAGGGATTTGAATTAGCTAAAAGGAATACAGTAAAATATAAATCATCTACTTTTGAAATAAAACCTAAAGATTCATCTGAATCATATAATGTAAAACCTCAAAATATTGGTGTTCAAGGTGATTTTGATTATACTGTAAATAAATTAAAAAGTGATATTAACCAATCATTAACTTCACGTGATGATTTATCCGACGTACAGAAAAAATATCTTTCCCAATTACTATCAGGTGATATTGAATTAACACCTGAAGAATTAGCAGAATTAACTCAAGATAAAAACTTTATTAATCAGGTACAAAAGAATTTCGGAGAAATCAGTGGTGCTATTTGGTATATGAATGATAAATTTGGTGGGGACGCTACTATTAAATTCCCATCAATTGGTAATTTAGCATTAGTAGATTCATTTATTACTACTGGAGATGGGGATTTAATTAAAGTATCATCTAAAGCCGCTGGTGGTGGAAATATTGTAAAACCAGGAGGATTATTAACATCAGCTGAAGAAACTAATTATCAGTTTAGAGATAAAGATAAAGAATTTATTTTAAAAACAATTAATGATAATAATGTTATTATAGTAAATAAAATATTAGCTGAAAAATATGGTGATGAGGATGTTAAACAATTATTAGATAAATTAAATCAAGTATTAATTGATGATCCTCAACTAAAACAACCAGATAATAGACGTTTATTGTATGTTTTAGAAAATACATTAATTAAGCAAATAAATGCTAAATTTAATTTTAATGATATATTTAATGATTTATTAGATATAGTTTATATTAAAACCTTTATTAATCCTAAAACAGGAGAACCAACATATTCAGTGCAACCATCAGGTAATTATAAAGTAACATTACGATCAAAAAATACTGCTGACCCAGATCGTTCTTTAGAACGTATAGGATTTGCAATGTTAGATAAATAATTTATAGAACGATTCATAGCCGTTCGACTTAATATTAAAAAATGGATCTGTGGCCCAATCGAAAGATTGGGCCTTTCTTAATTATATTTAAAAGCAATTTAAAATTTATTATGGACAAAAAAATTATAATCGTAGGTGCTGGAGTTGCAGGTATTAATGCGGCTACTAAATTAGTGGATAATGGATATCCAGGTGAATTAATCAAAATCATTGATAAAGGTAACGACCCACATAATCGTTTACCTGAAGAGGTAATGACAGGTATGTTAGGGGCTGGTGGGTGGTCAGATGGTAAATTAACTTATCATACTGAAATCGGAGGTCAATTATCAAAGTATTGTGGAGATGAGAAGGCAATGGAATTAATGAAACAAGTAGTAGATAATTTTACTCGTTTTCATCCTAAACCAGACGAAATATTTATGTCTGATCCTATTGCTGAACCTGAATTTATTAAACCATATTTTGGATTGCGTTTATTTCCAGTATGGCATATTGGTTCAAATTATCTACATGAAATTGCTAAGAATTGGTATTCATATTTAACGGATAAAGGTGTTACATTTAAATGGAATGCAGAAGTATCAGCTATTGATTTTAAAGCCGAATATATTGATATTAAAGATAGTCTAGAAATAATATCATATGATGAATTAATATTTGCAGTAGGTAAATCAGGTATTGACTTTGCTCAATCATTATCCGACAAATATACATTACCTACAGAACCTAAATCAGTACAAATTGGTGTTCGATTTGAAGCACCACAAAAATATTTTCAAAAATTAATCGATATCAGCTATGATTTCAAACTTTATCAGAAATTCGATAACGTATCTCTTCGTAGTTTCTGCAC